CGGTGAATTCCCTGAAGTAGAGAAACCTCGTTTCTTCCCAATCTTAAAGACAGGGCCTAATAGTGGACCAGTTTTAGTTAACTCGTCCGCTCCGGCCATGATCATCTCTGCTAGATTATGACTTAAATGTAAACATTTAGTTCGTTATCTTACAGAGTACACCGAACAGATTGGGATCCCTGCCTTTGTTAGCAGGTTGAGACTTGTCGCGATGGCCCAGCAGAAAGGTGATTTTAAGGGTTTAGGTGGAGAGGATTTAAAATCCGCCACTTATTATGCTCAAGAAACACCTTATCCTATGGGTGATGCCTTCCTCGGTAAGCTCGGTTTTAAGGCCGAACCCGCAGGAAAGGTTAGAGTCTTTGCTATGGTAGACGCTTGGACACAATGGTTAATGTACCCATTACATAAATTCCTCTTTTTAATTTTAAGAGGTTTAGATGTTGATGGTACATTTGATCAGTTGGCTCCTATTAAGCGCCTTCAAGAGAAGTTCTCTCGAGACCCTCGAGGTCGGATGTATGCATCAATTGATCTTTCATCTGCTACTGATCGTCTTCCCTTAAGTCTTCAAATATCTCTTATTAAAGAGTTATTTAAAGATAAGGTTCCAGATTCTGAAGCCTTTGCGAAAGCTTGGGCCTCATTACTGGTTAAAAGATTTTATCAAGTAAAGATGAATCCTCATTTATTGCAACAAACATTTGTACCGAAAAAGTACAATGTTCATCCAGACTTCGGGGCCTTTGGAGTAACTTACTCTGTTGGCCAACCTATGGGAGCTCTGTCTTCTTGAGCTATGCTAGCATTGACCCATCACGCCATTGTTCAATATGCCTCTTTCAAGGCATATAAAGGGAAACGAGGTTGGTTTGAGGATTATGGTGTATTAGGAGATGATGTGGTAATCATCGGTGCACCTGTTGTGTTAGCCTACCGCCGGATACTCCAAGAAATTGGGGTTAAGGCGGGGCTAGCTAAATCTATTGTCGCCAAGTCTAAGTTTGTTCTTGAATTTGCGAAGAAATTCTTCGTAGATTCAGGGCAAGCCAATATGCTCCCTTTAAAGGAGTGTATTGCGACTCGGTGTTCAACTAGTTTAGTAGTTGAATTTGTACGAAAGTATGATTTAACTCTCAACACGATTTTATCGTTTCTCGGATATGGTTACAAAAGTAAAATGAAAGTCTATAAGACTAATTATTTTAAATTAAGAACCAGACTGAGAGTGCTTTTAATCTGATTATCACATCCTACCAGTCCTATGGGAAAAGGGTCTTACACATCGTGAATTACCCAAATCTCATGGACTGACCATCATATGCCTTCATATCCTACCTTACTCAAAATGACTCGATTAACTGAAGAGTTAATGTGAGACAAATTAGAGAAGGCTAAAAAGGATCTAAATGGTTATATTAGTACCATTAGAAGTGCAGATGATGTCCTTAATCGGAAGAATCCTATCGAAGTTACTGCCCTGGTATCCTCAGGTTCGTCTGACTTGACACTTTCTAAACAGAAAGTACCATGAAAAGCGATCCTTAATCCCGATATGAGTTCTGCTCCATCTGTGGAGTATGAATTCTTGACGGAAGGTATGTCAGTGCATAGTTATCGATATCAACAGTTACAAAAAGTTAGCCTCTTTCCTGACTACAATAAGTTGAGTCTAGGATATGCCACACGTAATATGATGATGTGTGACTTCTCTTCACTCCCATTAACGGAGCAAATTGAAGTTAACTTGAAGTTCTTGTTTGAACCAGATCCGATTAATCCTCATCTACCCGAAAGCTTTTGAGAGGAATCTAAAAAGGCTGATAAACCTTTTAAAGATTTCCTCGAGATCTACCGTATATGACAACACTTAACAGTGCCTTTATGACAGGAGCTTAATGGGGT